GGTAGACTTAAAAAGCTGTTCTCAACAGACGTTGTAATAAGAAACGTAGGAGGAGACCAGCTTAAAGTAATGGATACAGATAATATCCAGAGCTTGGGAGTTCTACAAACAAATTCAGTGTATGATCGCTATGCTCGTTTATACACCACATCAGGGGGTTATAATTATAACCTTTCTCAACAACTTAATTATCCTACTACACGTATTCAATTATATGCTGATTATGAGGCAATGGATACAGATGCTATTTGTGCATCTGCACTTGATATTGTAGCAGACGAATGTACTTTACGAAATGAAAATGGTGAAGTATTACAAATTAGAAGTAGTGACGAAACAATTCAAAGAATTTTATACAACTTGTTCTATGATGTATTGAATATTGAATTCAATTTATGGTCATGGACAAGAAACATGTGTAAGTATGGTGATTTCTATCTTAAATTAGAAATTAGTGAAAAATTTGGTGTGTATGGTGTTATACCTTTTTCTGCTTATAATATTTTAAGAGAAGAAGGTTATGATTTGAAAAAACCTCAACAGGTTCGTTTCAAATATGACCCAACAGCACAAGCAACCTCTCCTTTAGGATATGTTCTATCAGCTCCATTAATGAGTGATCCAGATGGCAAGGGTGTTTATTTTGATAACTACGAAATGGCTCACTTTAGATTATTGAGTGATTTTAACTATTTACCTTATGGTAGAAGTTATTTAGAACCAGGACGTAAATTATATAAGCAATTAGTATTAATGGAAGATGCGATGTTAATCCATCGTATTGTTCGTGCCCCAGAAAAAAGAGTATTCTATGTTAACGTTGGTAATATTCCACCAAATGAGGTAGAAGGTTACATGCAGAAAATGATTAACAAGATGAAGAAAACTCCAGTTGTTGATCCTCAAACTGGTCAATATAACTTGAGATATAACATGCAGAACGTACTTGAGGATTTCTATATCCCAGTTCGTGGTGGTGACCAAACAACTAAAATCGATACTACAAAGGGTCTTGAATACGCTGCTATTGAAGACGTAACTTACCTTAGAGATAAACTTTTCTCCGCTTTAAAAATTCCTAAAGCGTATTTAGGCTATGAAGGTGAATTGAGTGGTAAAGCTACATTAGCTGCTGAAGATATTCGCTTCGCTCGCACAATTGAGCGTATCCAAAGAATATTGATTAGTGAATTAACTAAGATTGCTTTAGTACACTTATATTCTCAAGGATATGACAATGAACAATTAACAAATTTTGATTTATCATTAACAACCCCATCAATCATTTATGACCAAGAGCGTATTGAATTATTAAAATCAAAGATTGAACTTGCCGGTTCAATTATGGAAAATAATTTAATGCCTACTGATTGGATCTACAATAACTTACTACACTTATCAGAAGACCAAGTATCAGAAATTAGAGATTTACTTGCTGAAGATAAAAAACGTGAATTTAGATTTGAACAAATCAAAGCTGAAGGTAATGACCCAGTAGAATCAGGTCAAGCATATGGTACACCTCACCAATTAGCATCATTGTATGGTAAAGGTAGACAAACATCAAGAACAGATGTACCTAAAGGATATAGTGAAACTGATTCGGATTATCCTGAACAACCAATTCCTGGCAGACCTGAAAAAGGTGTTGATCATTACGACCAAGATAGCAATTTTGGACGTGATAGATTAGGTACACAAGATCTTAAAGGTAAAGGTAAAGATGGTGATGGTATGGACAAATACAACGCTAAAACTCGTGCAAATATTAATACAAGCATGAAGTTAGAAGCAGCAAATACCCAAGCCGTTTATCTCCAGAATAAAACTATGTTTGATAATATTAAATCTTCGCGAAAAGTTAACTTATTCGAGCAAAGTAATTTGTTAGACGAGGACAATATCCGCGAGGAAATCAAATAAATTAAATATTTATAATTAGTAGCGTTCTACATTATGAAAGTTAAACATAGTAAATTTAAAAATACTGGGATTTTGTTCGAATTATTAGTACGCCAGATTACGGCGGATTCGATGGCAAACCAAAATTCTAAGGCTTTAGGGCTTATAAAGAAATACTTTATGAACTCTGAGATGGCTAAAGAAAACAAACTTTACCAATCATTAGTTAATTCTGAACAATTAACTGAGCAAAAAGCTAACGTAGTAATATCAACAATATTAGACTTATCGTCGAAAATCGACAGAACTAAGTTAAATAAAGAAAAATTTAATTTAATTAGAGAAATTAAAACATCGTACGATTTCCAAGATTTCTTTAAAGCTAAAATTAATAACTACAAGACATTAGCTTCAATCTACGTATTATTTGAATCTTATACTGATAAGAAATTCAAAAATCCTGAAACAATTATTTCAAGTAAAATTAGCATTTTAGAGCATTTAACAAGAAGTAAAGACTCTGCTAATTTGTCTCCTATTGTAGAAGAATTTTTACAATTAGATAAAGCTAATCGTGTGTTAGTTCAAAAGGTAATGCTTGAAAAATTTAATAAAAAATTTTCTAAGTTAACCGACGAGCAAAAAGAAGTATTACGCGAATATATTCAAAGCGTTTCTGATTCAACTAAATTAAAGTCTTTCTTAGACGAAAAATTTAAAAAAGTAAGATTAGATTTACTCGGATTACAGAAATCAATTGACGAACCTGTAACTAAAATTAAGGTTCAAGAAGTTATAACACTAATTAATCCAATCTTGGAATCTAAGAAGATTAAAGATGAACAAGTATCAGCTTTACTTCAATATCAAGAATTAGTTAACGAACTTAAGCGAGTACATAATGCCTAAGATTAAATTAGTCAAGACAAAAACAAATGAGATGTCCGGAACCGGTGGTTCCGCATCTGCTACTTCGGGCACAGGTGCTCAATATGCTGCTCCAAAAGCATTTCCTAGAGTTGCTAAAGATTATAATAAAACATTTGGAACACATTTTGCTCCATCTATTCCTAATCGTCCTTCAAAAGCAATTACATATAAAGAATTATGGGAAGCAGGTACTGATGAAGTGGTTGTTGTTTTAAAAAATTCTCAATTAGACCCAGACGTTAAAAAACTTTTATTTAAAGGATATACAAGTGGAGATTTAACAGCTGATAAAGTAATCAGTATTGTAAATAGTTTACTTAGAGAGAGTACAGACGATGCCGATTATGATAGTGATACAACAGGTGGAGAAGGTTTACAAACACAAAATCCACTACCTGTAAAAGAGGGAACTTGGAAGCTAGGTAGTCCTGATGATATTAGAAATTTTATTAAAATTGTTAATCAAATAAAAGATAAATTTTATAATGTTGTTGGTGATGATGAAGTATTTGATGGTTTAGATAGAGCCGCTTCTCGTGCTGAGGAATTAATCCAATTAAAAAATATGGATAATCCACTTATCAGAGAAGCTCGTTATTCTGAATTTAAGAAAATGACTCAAGTAAGAACTCCTGGTGAGCAATTACACAGAGCAATTAGAGAGATTAGACGCAAAATCGACGAAATAAATAAGTTGGTTAGCTACACTGAAAAGATGAAAACTGAAATGAAATCTGATGTTAGTGAGGTTAATTATTTAAAAAGAACCAAAGAAGCATTAGCTAAAATTTCAGCTCGTATACAAGAAACAAACAATAAAATTAAACGTTTAATCCAATAATGAAAACACAACTTAACGAAATTAAAAGAATGCAACGTTTAGCTGGTATTCTTAGTGAATCACAATTTTTAAGTGAAGCAAAATACTTTACAAAATTTGATGATGTAAAAAAAGAAATTGCTGCGAACAAAGGTGCTATAGCTATTTTTAAAGTAGAACCAGAAGATAAATCTGCTATAAGTAATGAACTAAAACCACATCTTGGAAAATTAGTATCTGTAGAAGGAGGTAAAGATAATGGTGGTATGTTTAAAGTTACTACATTAAATACCTATAAAGAAAATGGTGATAAATTCCAAAAAGAATCAGAAGTTATAAAAAACTTAGG